TTAAATGGTGAAATGACATTAAGTCAGGCATTCGATCTATATCTCAAACAAAGAAAATTAAAACCGCTTTCTGTGAATACCTACAATCACTGCATCAATACATTCCTTTTAGACTGGAAAGAACGGCCTATATTTGAAATCAATAAAAAAGATGTATTTGACCGTTTCATTAAACTAACAGAATACAGCCCCACTCAAGCCAACCTTACATTGAAAATGTTCGGGTCCATCTGGCGCTTTGCTCAAATCCATTGCTCTACTGATGAAAATCCAATTCTCAAACAAAATCCAGCTGATATTATTCCTGCAAAACGTGGTTGGAATAAAACTAAAGCACGAACACGCCACTTAGATGAAAGTAATATCCATACTTTTTACAATGCGGTCCTAAATTACTTCACTGAGCGCTCTTTATATGAAGATGCCTCCAAGAATGCTACACGTGACCTTGTGCTATTCATCATGTACACAGGCTGTCGAAGAAATGAAGCTCAAACCTTGAAGTGGGAAAATGTAGACATCGAAAAGGGCTTATTTGTCTTTAAGGATCCAAAGAACGGGGATGACCACTTATTGCCAATGGGAGACCATTTATTTGAAATTATCAAACAGCGATATGAATTAAAAAGTAATGAGTATGTCTTTCCAGGTTCCAATATGTCTACTGAAGCAAAACACATATCAGGTGCTCAAGGTATGTTAAAGACAATAGGGGAGCAGACCGGCATTGAAATCTCACTGCATGATTTACGCCGAACCTTTGCGACAATCTGCAATAACTTGGACTATGGTCCATATACCATCAAGCGATTACTCAACCATAGATCAGGTGCTAAGAATGATGTGACTGGTGGTTATGTGCAGGTATCACTTAAAAAATTACGGCTTGCAATGAATGACATTGAAGCCGTGTATCAAGGCAAACTCAACTGCTTCGATTAAGATGCAAGTTGAGCTGTATTCATTACTGTCTGTCGCTCTTGGTAAGCCAGTACATCTGACTTCTTGTAAGTAACACATCGACCAACCTTAGTGTAAGGGATTCCACCACCCACACAACGCAAGCGCTGTAAGGTATGGACAGAGCAGGAGAGGTAAATTGCCACATCTTCCTGCGGAAACAACTGTTGATCTGATGCAGCAAGGAAGCGATCTAAACGCATATCTTTATCTTGCTGCGACATTTCATTTAGCTTAATTTTCACTTTTCACCTCCAATCTTTTACCTGCTTTGATTTCTGCATCTGTCGCGTGTCGCCATGCTGACATATACCACTTGCCAATATGCTCTTGCTCCACGGTGAGAATCACATAATCTTCAGGCCAAAACGGGTGATCCTTAACAACCACCTTATCCCCAATCTCAAAAATATTGTGCTGGCGGCGGTATTGGAGTAATGCATCTTCCAAATCAAGGTCGTAAGGTAAACCACCCATTTCGCGTGAACCTTGAATTATTTTAGCCCGCTCATACCCGCCCAACTGTTCAATTAGATTCACGACACTTCTCCCAAAGCCTTTACCACGCCATACTGATCAAACTCTGCGATATATGATGAAAGCATGTGGTAATACAGATCAGCATTTGAATCACTCAATTCCAAAATAACGCCTGTACCATTGTTTACACGCTGCCTTAAAGTTGCATCCAGTTTCCGCACAAAGTTGCTGTGCAAGTGATGTGACTCACTCGCAATGTGATACAAAGCACCCGTTTCACCTGCATCTAACACCAAATTAAAAGGCTTTTCTTTGTGTAGTTCGCCGATGATGAAGTTCGCTACAGCAATGTTTGTTTGTTGAATTTCAGTCATTAGCTGGCTCCTGTGCTTCGATCATGGCAGTTTCCAATACGGCTTTAGCACCCAACTTAACCCCGTGATAAAAGCCCTTATTCAAAGCATCTTTAAAGTCTTTGGATTTACCATCCCAGCCATAAATAATTTGGCATTCCTTAAAAAGACCGAGTCCTTGGTTGTGCACTATGGCATCGGGGTGAACTTTCTTGACCAAAACAAACCCTTCCGGCACCGCTTGGGCTTTGGCTGCTTGCCATGTGCACCAGCTTGAATTAATTTCATTCAGGGCTTCGCTATATTCTTCATCCCATTCAATTAGCTCATAAACATTTTCCAATTCGCTATATTGAATATTCGGCAAATATTTGAAATCCACACCTTGTGAAAGCAGGTGTTTTTCATGAGCAATTTTTTCTTTCTGAATATCCATCACACTCTCCTGAGCAAACATCTGCGCAAAAACCTGATTTATTGTTTAAATTGCGCAAATAATTGCTCGAAATATTTATTAAGCTATTTCTTCAATAGCGTTTTTTAATTGCTGTTTTTGCACTGGAAGCAAGGTTATTTGACCTTGAGTTAAATCTTCCACAAGCTTTGTGAAGTAGCCTATTGCATTACCTAATGTTGTTTCATCAGCTTGAGCAGGGCGCTTTATCAAAATATCAATCGCTTCTAAGAGTTTTCGCTTTTCATGCACTTCCATCACGCCACCTTCGCCAAGTTAATCTGACGATGCACTTCCACAAATTTAGACATCATCGAGTTATCCAGATCATTCACAAAAGATTTGCCATATTTAAGCCACTGCAAGCTGAACAACTTAAAGCGCTCAATCATGTAGCCACTCATAAAATAACTCGGCTGGACTTGACCGCGCTTTGCAAATATTTCGCCAGTTTTCGCGCCTTTTCGGATAACGACACGGTCTTTTTTAACTTTGATTTCATGCCCACCACGCACACACCACTCCATAAATGCAGGGCATAGCTCGTTTGGTAAACGAGAAATTGTATTAATATGCTCAGTCATGCTGCCACCTTTCCTTTGCTACGCTCAGCAAATAGCTGCTCATAGTAGTTTTGACAGTGCGGAATCTTGTCTTTAATCTTTTGAATAACCGCTTCGTCACGCTCAATAACCACAGTCGTCTTACGATCTCGAATATCAATTTTTTCAACAAGATGAACCAATTGATCTATGTCATCCCAATCCTTTAAAAGCTCTGGTGGGCAAGGGAATAGCCAAAAATCAACATTTGCCACTTCGCAGTCATACAGCCACATATACGCCTGCATCTGAACGTCATAACCAGCCTTTTTAACTCTCTCCATTGCTTCATCTTGGAAAAATGGGTGTGTGCCAATATCCCAAGTAACCTTTGTGTCGATAATGAGTTTTCGCTCAAGATCAAGCACATCACACTCACCAGTGATTAGCTCATTTTGAACACGGCCAACGTGTTTTTGATAATTGCGTAGACGCATCTTTCCAGACATTTGAATCGCTAAATCTTCGAGCAAGTTACCTTTTGCCGTGTACTGATTACCTGTGAATGAGCGAAAGCCGTATAAGTCCTCTTTCACGATGTCACGGATAGCTGACTTTGCTGAATCTGAAAGCGACATGGTTTTAAGCTTTTGAATCAAAAACTCTTCTTCATCAGTACGTTTTTTCTTGCGAATCACCGTATTGATTTCATCGTTTCTTAACTCACTGGCAATGCTTTGAGCATCGCCAATAAGCTTGTGAAGGGAAGAACAGTGGAATAGTTTCATCACTGAGCCTCCACCGCAACACGCTGCGCATCTGTCAAGGTGTACCCATCCAAGATATAAGCCTTATCAATTGCACCAGCGTTCAACTGCTCAAGCGCTGCATCAAACTCATCATCATTCAGCGTTAGTTTTGGCGGCTCTAAATCTGCAACCGATTCGCTATGGTCGATGTAATCAAAATCATTAGTTTCCACATCACGAACAATGGCTTGATCCGCAAGTTGTGCAGTCTGCATTTCAATTGAAAGCGGCGCTTGCTTCGATAAAAGCAGCTTTAAAACGGTTTTAAGCGCCATGGCTTCAAACTGGTCTTTCCACACACCAAAGCCTTTTTTGGCTGTTTGGCTGTACTTGTTGGCGTGCTTCATTACTTCCTCTTTGCTCATATAGAGTTCAGCGGTGAAGCCATTAATCAGTTTGAAAAACGCCACATATCCAATCGGGTTGCCACTTGGTTTAACCGACCAATCGAACTCATAGCCGAGCAATGGGTTTGCAGATAACAATTGCCCCTCATAAACAGGTGTTGCAGCAATACGGCTGAACTGACCTGAACGCTGTGCCAACTGAATGAACCCTTTATATCCAAGCTGAAATTGCGCCTCGATCTTGTTTTCCTTGTTGTTCTTAAAAGGAACAATGTAAGCAAAGCCAAGGTTGTTATTGATTGGCAAGTTCAATGTCGCAGCCATGCAAGCAGCGCTAAATACTGTTTGTGGATCTGCATTAATCAACATTGAATTACTGTTCACGATCTGCAAAACAGAAGTTGCAAAAGCAGGGGCATTTTTACCAACAAGCTCTTTTAACTTTTCCTGAACCACAGGACGATCAAAGAAGGCTTTGGTTGTATGTTGTACTGGTGCATTCATATTCTTATCCTTGTGCCATTTCAAATTTTTCAAC